ACAGTCTGAGCATCTGTTCCTGCTCCGCCTGCTGTTGGAAATTCAGGCATAATTGGGAATACGAACTGTGCGCCTGTAGCTGCTGTGAGTGTGACGCTGATGTCTGTGTCTGGCGCTGTCTCTGCTGCTGTCCATAGAGCTTCGCATACTGAGTTTGCCTTACCCCAGTCAGCGAGCATTGAAAGAGCGAATGTGCCTTCGATGTTTGTGGTCTTGTAAGCCTCGCCATCGAGAGTCTGGTATGTCTCACGAAGGTTAGTCTTTGTGAGGACTGCGCTAGTTGCTTGTGCCTCGATATCTGTTCCACCTGTGAAAGATAGAGAAATATCGCGACCTGTGATTACTACAGTTGCCATATTATTTTCCTTTAGTTTGTTTGTGTATAGTAGGTAGAAACTCTGATATCGGCCACCAATACATTGGAAGGGCCAACTTGAGTTACTGTTGGTTTTTCAACCGCTCCGACTGTGTACCCTGCTGGGATCACCTTCAGAACACTTATTACGAGCTGCTCGAGATTATCAAGCGAAGCCGGGTTGCTGTTATATGCAACGGCTACTGAGATTACAAGATTAACTTTAATGTGAAGCGTTGACTTGTTAATAGTCTCCAACTCGAGGTAAGGAGAATCTGGGACTGTAACAACGAAAGGCACCATAGGCGCTTCCGGCACATAGGCGTAGACATTGCCTGCGACATTAGCAAAGGCGTTAGCTAAAGGCTGGCGTACTGTGTCGAGAATTGTAGACATTACTGCACCATTGAATCGGTGTCGATGTATGCCCCTAAGAGTCCTGATACGCGGTTAAAGAGACTGCGCCCTAGGCGGTAAGGGCTGACATTAGTGAAGTCGATTCCCTCGATCTGTCCACCAGGAGCAATACGAGATTGGAATACTTCTACTGAGACTGCTAGGACTGCTGACTCGACTGCGCTGACTCCGACATAAGTAGCTGCGCCTGAAAGAGTGGCCTTGCCTGAAGGGATGACATTACGGCCATCGATGTCTGCATTAGTAATTGAGACTGTAAAGAATCCGTTAAAGTCACGATAAACGCCATCTACGAATACTCGAGAATTAGAGTTCATGACATAAGTATCGATGTCGTAATTGCTAGATTCTAAAATCGTAAAGGTTCCGTTAAATGGGGTTCCGCAGCCTGTAATGACTACGCTCTGACCCTCTGAAAAATTGTTTTCGCCTAGGACTGTGTAGTAGGCAATGTTATCCTGGAGTTCAACACGGGATATTGGTGAAGCGTAAGTGACGAGCATTGGCAAGATTACTGCCTCAGCTGTATCTATCACATCTGTTAGATATGCGTCATTGTAAAGGGATACAGAGACGCCAAGGATTGACCTTAGCTCTGCCACGGTGACTATCGATGCCATCTCTGTATCCTCTCTGTTAAACGACTGGGGGAGCCACCGGGAGCAGCAGCCCCCCCATGATTAGTTTTTGACTACGCAACCATGAAACGGTAAGCGCCTGCGCCAAGCTTTGTTGCTGTTGCGCCGTAGCCGTAGTATCCAACTTGAACCTGACCTGTTGAGATGAGGTTTGTCTGGAGTGATAGGCGTGGTGACTCGTACCAGGTGTAAGCATCTGGGTTGATAACGATAAGTGAGTTATCTCCGAGGCCTGAACCATCTGTTAGAGCGCGTGATACTCGAAGATTAAGTCCGAGAAGGTTGCCGCGAATCGCTGTGGCTGTAAGTGTGCCGCCTGCGTTCTGTGGGTTGATTGTCTGTTGGAAGATTGGGCGATTTGAACCATCGACCAAGCCCATTAGAGCGCCCCATTGTTCTGGAGATACGCAGATGTTCTGGGCAAATCCAAGAGTTCCCTTGTAGATAGAAACTGCTGCATCTGACACGAAGTCTGCAACAAGCGCACCTGTTGTAAGTGCTGCGCGGTTTCCGCCGTCTGTTCCGCCGTTGACCATTGCTGTTGCAACTGCGTTATCTGTTGCCTTTGCGTATGCGTATTCCATTTGGCGTACGAGTTCAGCAAAAAACGCTGGTGATGAGCGATCTAGAAGCTCGAGTGAGAATGTCTGCTGTCCAATGAACTTCTGAACATTGACAGTTACAAACGCTGCGTTCTGGTCTGTCTCTGATGGTGTTCCGCCTTCAGATGCGACTGCAACTGTTGGAGCAACTGTAATCTTAGGAATCTCGAAAGACATACCAGCATCTGGTAGAGCCCCGCGAGAGATTGAATCAATAAATGGGCGATCAGCGTTTGAAATGCCGTTGATTACCTCTGTGAGTTGACGAGTTGGTACGAGACCAGCGTTGTCTGTGACATCTGCCGCTGCTGCGACATACATCTTTGATGTCTCGTTGCCGAGTGAGGCACGGACTGAGTGCTCGAGATAAGAAGCCTTATCAACGATTGGGTTACGAACAGTTGTTGAGATATAAGGTGCTGTTGCAGCCTTAACTTCAACCTTTGCAGCCTCTACCGTTTCTGCGGCAGGAGCAACTTCTGGAACGGTAGTGTCTGACACTTGTTCTCCTTCTGTAGTTGATTGTGTTTCTTCCTGAGGTGTCTCAGAAATTTCTGTATCTTCAGCCGCTACTTTCGCGACCTCTGCTCCGGGTATAGCTCCGTCTGTGACCAAGCTGACCTCGATGAGGTTAGATGCGCTGATAGCCATTACGCCATCCTCGTTATCCCACTCTGCAACATCTACACCAACGCTGAAATCTGAGCGAAGGCCAGTTGCAGCTTCTTCGAGTGCATCGTTACCGGCTGTTGTCTTTGCGATCTTAAATTCTGCTGTGATGCCTGTTGCATCTGCCTCGAATGAAACCATCTTGCCTAGTGGGCGAGTTACATCGTGCTGTAAAACTAGCTTGATGTTTTTAGCCATGGTGATTGAATCTTCTTTGAACATAGTACGGCCTGCTGAGGTGCTGCCTTCAGCGTTCCATGAAACTATGCGGCCTGCGATTATGCGAGACTCTGCATCCGCCGCTGTAATGGCGTATGGCATGGTTATCTTCATCGGTTCTCCTTGTTATCAATTAAATCTTCTTCTTCTTTAATCTGCTCGACACTCATAGCACCGATGCGATTAAGAATCTCGTAGACCTGAGCGCGAGCAAGCGCATCGGATCGTAGGAACTCGTCTAGGCTGAAACGGATAACCCCAGTTGAAGGGCAGAAGTCAGGCATAGATAAACGCTGTTCAATAGCTGCAAGGATTGGCTTCATAGAAAAGTCGATAAGTGAACGGCGCTCTGATACTGAGTTGCTATAAGTCATGCTCGTAGTTTCTGCGCTTACGAAGTAGGCAGGAAGGTTGCAGGCGCGAGCCAATTCCAGAGCAACATATTGACGAGCCTCATTGAGCTGTAGTTTGGCTGGATCGATGCCCAACGCCTGCAATTCAACATCTGCATTGAGAAACGCAGTTGACTTTGTTAGTCGGGCTGTACGCCATGACTCGAGAAGTTTAGAAATTCGTTCTGCTGGAAGATTAGTGCCGTTAGACTTTAGAACTTGAAGTGGTACTGGTTCTTTAGCGAAAGTTTCGGCGGCCTGTTCTAGGGCGTGGGCTGCTCGGATAGTGCGCCCAGCGCGATTCAACACGCCTTCGTCAAGTCCATAGAACACTACAAGAGAGCCCACTCCTTGATTAGGAACTACTGAGCCGTCTACCTGGTAGCCAACAATTTCTGTTTGAAGATGATTAAGTTTAGTAGTCACACGATCTGGTGCTACGCGAGTCCAAGCACGAACACGGCCTGTATCTCCGTACTGCTCCATTACTTGTCCATAAGCAACGCCATGAAATAATAAGTCTTCTGCGAGCCATGCGTAAATTGCAGAACCAGGAACGCGTGGGTCTGGCTGGTTAATTACTTGCGGTGTTCCCATGTGTGATCCATCGAGCTTTGAATACTGCTCGAGTGGAAGAGCTGCAAGAGTAGAACAGATGATGTTACGGGCTCTTGCAATAGTCGGTACGGCCATGGCCTGTTGACGAGAAGCTACTGACTGAGTAAATACAAAAGGATTAAATGAAGCCGTGTTATTAAACGGCGCAGGGGTAGAAGCGGCGTCGACTGTAACCTCGACTGCTGGCTTTGATGATGTAAAGATGTCCCGGATTCCCATTGGACATATTATACGCTATTGTCAAGACATTACCCTATCTGAATGTCTACTTCAGATTCGGCGCGTGTCGCAAAGTGTGTAACCATTGCAGAAGCAACTGCCCCGCAAACAATTCCAGAAGCTTTACGCCCCATGACCCAACCGCCATCGCCTCGAGTTAATTTAACGGCGCTGAGAACTTGCTTGGTCAATTCCTCTTGATCTGAATGGACAAGGCGCATAGAAGAAACCGCTGAGACGAATTCATCGCAGGATTGCTGATACTCCTGGCTATTGATTTCATAGACTGGAATTCCGGCTGGTGATAATCGAGCTGCAACTGCTGAGGCTGTTGACTTGCTGTAGGCCACGGCGTTAACCGGGAACTTACGCACCCAATAAGCAATATCGTTAGCCATTTCTTTATCATCGAGGTTGACTGGGTTAAACCAAGTATGGAGAAGGTTGACCATAAACCTATCGCCGTCAATTCTCTGGCCTGCGACTAATGACCCATGCTTTCGGTCTGGGCTAAGGTCTATCGCCATCCAAGTATCGTGTTCTGTGTTTAGCTGAGGCAGGTCATCGACCTTGCACTTCTTCCATTCTGCTTCTGAGATAACTGGGTTAATCATCGAAACGAATTGGCACAATATTTCGGTGCGGAAAATATCTTCACGATCTGAAAGGCTATCCTTGATATTATCCTCATGAACCGTGTGGCCTAAACTGGGATTCGACTGGTACCAGGCTTCTTTATC